TGATCAATATCACTATTACACGTCTACACCGGGGCAGCAAATCTATTCAATACCTATAACACACGATGGCCGTGACTGTATGGATGATTTAGGGTGTAGAGAGTTATACGGCAATGAGAATGTCAACGTACTTGGTAAAGCTTCTCCTTATGAAGCCAAACTTTACAGGACCGATCATTTCTTTTAAACAAACGTGATACCATACCGCCTTGTCATGAGTTTTTTGGCCCCTGGCATCGACGGTTTACTCCATAAAAGCCATCTAGACCAGAATCCAGCTGTCTTCATGCCATTTTTAGTCCACGTTTCACCCATGCGTCCATGGCGTGCGAGATACCTTTTCATACGCGACGGGTCTCCGTGAATCGTATAATCCGAATACCCCTTACCTCCGAAGTCGACATGTGAACCGTCTTCGAAAGTAACCCTGTATTTCTTTTTAGGGTTTGGGCTTCTTTTCAGAGCGACTTTCATATACAAATACATAATATTAAAATGTTCACATAACGTATATCATGCTGAACATTAGCAAACCGACGATTCTCAGAACTTTTGTCATTTCTACGATAGTATCTTTCTGCGTTTTGGCATTCGTTATGTTTTTTTCTAAGAAGAATGATACATACAACAGGTTCCCTGAAATATACAATGAAGTGCGCGAGAGTGTAAAAAATACAAAACCCAAACCCGAACCCATGCCCAAACCCAAGAAGTCGGTTACGATCGATGAGACTATTCAAAAACCCGTCGTTGTTGAAGAATCTGTCGAGGGTTACCAATTTCCTTAAATACATAATGACCATTCACCCAAAAAAATATTGATTGATAATAGATGTCTCGAACTATTACCGTTACACAAACTAGAACCACGCCGAAAACTAAAACACCACCTAAATCAGTTCAACGGACATCACCAGGGAGGAAGTTGAATAATACAATGGATATCAAATCTCAACGCGAACAGCTTGTAAACACATATCTCACGTTCAGTTATGAAATGCGTCCAGGTTTAGAAAATCGTGTATTCTGGAAATATGTTACTCTCATGCTATATTCCATCGATAGAATCGCTGGTACTGACACGAATAATAACAGGAATGCTACACTTTATTCGAACGTAAATAAAATGACGGGAATCGTTTCAGATGCAGAGCAGGTATTCTGGTCGAACACCTTTTTGAATATATTGAAAAATATCAAACGTATAAATGCGTCAACTACACGTCCTCTCTATAATCGTCTCCCCAAAATATAATTTCTCTGTATTAATTAGATGGCTTCTTCTAAGTGTTCAGAAAAGCCAATATTCGTCGTTATAAAGGAAACCTCTACAGGATATTCTTTCGATAACGATGTAAAATATAGTAGCCCTTTTGCTAATCATACAATAACACAGACGTCTGACATGACACACCCATCTATTATGGTAAAAAGTGACTGGGGGATGGCGAAAAGGAATTCTATTACTCAACTAGTTACGGGTAATGCCGGATTTAAGATTTTACAAAATAGAAAAAATTCGGACTTTTATAAAAGTCATTCAAACGGTGCGTCGGTTGGATTGCTTTTAAACGACATGTATGGATATCGTTTAGGGCGTTATAAGGCCTTGAGTGGTGAGGCCCCAAGTGTCGCAGAACTGGCTAACTTACTGGGTAGTATTTCAAGATCTTCTAAGGATGTGAAGGTTCGTGGAAGCCCGGTGGAATACAAAAGATTACTCGATTATTTTCAATTTTTATTGACACGGAAAGTTTCGGGTGATGCTAGTTTGTTTCTCACGCGTCCAAATAATGTTAATGTTTTAGATGCTATGAACGAAGGGGGTTCTTCAGTGGAAGATGTATATCTCAGTTTATTCGATAGAGAACTATCGAACCGTACCATGTATAATAAAGCGTATTTCATGACCGCGGATCGGCCAGCGGCTATAGCATCCGTCGTCCGCCAGGTACCAACGATATTTCAAGAGGCGGCTAGTAAAAAGTCGTCTACGAGTAAGTTTCATTTGATACCCCCGGGAAATAACGGAAGAATATTGCGATACCTGACACAAGAATTGACACGGTCGGGTTTCACTATTTCTTCTAAAGGTATGGTTTCAGTTGGTGATTTAAAGATTATTGACAAGACAAAGGAGATTGGGTGGTATCTAGACACGACGTTATTATTCAACAAACGTGTGGTTCCAAATCTCAATTTAAGAGCTTTGGTGTTATTTTATTGGATTTTCAATTATCCGTCCCGGACATCAAATATACCGATTGTAGAAGCATTCTTTAGCATTGTTGACACGTTCCACGATTTTAAACCCACTACAAGGACGAGTGGCAAGGGTAACACTGAAGCCATTGGAAGTTTAATGGGTCAAAATCAAAACCGCGAAAAATTTAAAGCTAGAAAAGTAAATACTATAAACTTAACAAACGTTTCAAACACTCGGGTAGCGCACAAAACATTGGTTAGGTTACTAGGAAGTGACATATACCGTAAGGTCAAAAGTGGTTATGGTAAGGCACTGAAAAATACCGTGTCTAATACCAATAAGCGCCAGATATCATCGGATGAAAAGGTGGGGCGCTTTTTATATTTCGTGACGAACGTATTTGGTTCGGATTCGGGTGGGTTAATAAATGTATGTGAAGACTTGTCAAGAGATATACTCATTAGCATCTCTGGCAATAGACCTATATATACACGGAACGGTGGAAATAATACGACATCAAACGCTTTGTGTACCAAACTTGAAAGCGAGGGAGCGTGTTTGATTATAGATTACATGATTGGCAGCCTACCGGAATGTTTAATAAAACATAGTGTGTTTCACAATGTAGGTGTTTTAGACCCTGCAAGTAAGAGAATATTATCGTGGAGTGAGGTCCAAGGTGGTGATGGGTGTATAGAAACCGCGAGTGATAAAAAAAAGAGAAAGAAAAAACAGGCTGAAGCGAAGGCTAGGAGTAAAAAGTTGAGAAATAGCAGGGCACTAGCGGCAGCTAAAGAACGCCGAAAAGAGCAATCTAAATTAACGAGGGAAAAAACTAGACAGGAAGAGATAAATCGGAGACGTCGTGAAGAAAATAATATCGTGAAACGTAGAGCAGAAGCTACTGCGAGAAGAGAGAGGCGAACGGTCGATACCAAACCATTTAAAATGAATCAAAACCCGTCGAACATGAAAATGACAATTGGTAAAGTGTCACCCAAAAAACCTACAACAGCCAAAAAACCACCTTCACCACCAACATTGAAAAGAACGAGAAACAATAAATCACCAGCTAAAAGACCGCCTTTACCACCTAGAACAGCGATGAGGATATCCCGTGGTCCGAATAACGCACCAGCGACTGGAACTAGATCTGCGCGTAGTACACAAAGAATGTTTAATGCTTCACCCGCCGGTGGTACTCGTTCGGCAACCGTGAGACGTACACCGGGGTCTGTACGAACTCCGGGTACAGCTGGACGTACACCAGCGTCTGTGCGAACGGGTAGTGTAAGAACACCTAAGTAAATTCTCGGGCAGTATAAACTAAACAAATATGAACTCTCTAGACGAGACTATTAAAAACGCTACGGCGATCATCAGTCTCGTGTGGAGCGTCGGTAAGATGCAAAAATGGGTTAATTCGGCCTAAGTAAATATGTACATCGAAAAAATCTAAAAATGTTTGCCCAACCTCAAAACGTGTATCACAACTCCACACCGCGTCGGTTCAGGACCAGGTGTGGGGCGAGTAAAAACGCTTATACGAGTATGCATACCCTGAGTGATAAAAACAGTAGATCTATCAGCGAAATCAAGACGAATAAGCCATTTCACATTCTCGCGTTTGAAAAGAATGGAGTAGAAGGGATTTATTCTATCGCCGAGCGTCACAAAAATGGGGTTGAAGTAAATCACATTGTCGCGTTTCATACGTTTGATGAAGCTTTCAGATACAAAACATTACTAGAAGCCGATACCGATTTCAATCCATTCATTCAATTCGTATCTAAATATGAATTAAATCACGCATGTAACGTCGGGAACTATAAATGTCGTGTGGTTAATCGGGGAACACTCGTGGTACCACCCTCAAAGACACTGGAAATTACAGATTGGGAAAAGGAATTGGACATGTGATTTAAAGTATTCGTGTCTGATATATCTATATGTGTGTTCGTGAAGCGGTTATTGATCGTATGAAGATGGGGAAAATGAAGTATGGTCACGGGGTTCGTATCATGGATGACACCGTGACATGGGGTACAGTGAAAAATTCGTGGCTTGAGATGGCATCTGAAGAACTTTTGGATGCAATTATTTACGTTATAGCTGACTATTTACGCACTGAAGAGAAGATCCATGATGAAGAGGCTAAGGATGATAACGATCTCATCATGCATATATTCGATAATGTGAATACAGTTTCAAGTGAGAAACATCACAAGTTGTTGAGTGGTCTCATTAGCATGACACAAATTTGTTTATAATTATACATGACGTTCGACAAACACATATTCTGGGAATGCGTTTCTCAATCTATTCCTATGTTTCGCGTAAATTATATGTTTTTCATAATTCGACATTGATTCGGTAAATAAATCGATTTTTTTCTGTTCGTGATGTACTTCAAGTTCGATACGAAACCCCCTGTTACGCTCGGGGTGTAAATCTCCGATTATCTGCCACATTTCATCTCTATACATACGCTCGCTTTCGGGTAAAAGTAGCTCCTCTTTCAATTTAACTGCATAGTGTCGGCGACCTAGTGACTGCCATGGTAGTCTTTTTAGACGTTGTACTACGTTCATTTTATTTAAATAACCTGATTTCTTTATCTATTCGCTATCGCTATCACTAGTAGTCTCCTCAACTTTTACATGATCGAGTTCGGGGCAACACTGTGCGAATCCATCATAAGTAATCTTACATGAACGACAGTAATACAAAATCATGTTTTCGTATTTTACAAAACAGTAACTTAAGTAGGAATGTCGTATGTTTACTATAAAATGGTTAAATATCCTAACGAAGTTATCGAGACGTTGTCTAAAATCATCGAAGATTTGGAATATACACAAAGTGAAATCGAAGAATCAAATGAAAATGAACGTCGTCATTTAATGGAAGTTAATTATGGTCATACTATCAGGAATATAGTACTTAATATATCTATATGTATCAACGGATTTCTGATGACGGCACTTATACTGTATACCAAGCGGATGACGTCGACATGTGTGTAAAATTGTAATTGGTATAAAGGGTATAGTCGTACCATAAGTAAATGAACCTTCTCATTAAACGTCTAACCGATAACGCTATTCTACCCACGCGCGCATCCCCTGGTTCTGTCGGGTATGACCTGTACAGTACTATCGACATGTATATCCCCCCGATGGAGCGTGGTATCGTCAATACGGGAATCGCCGCGACAATTCCACTCGGTGTATACGGTCGTATCGCACCTCGTTCCGGTCTTGCTGTAAAATACGGGATTCAGACTGGTGCGGGTGTTATTGACCCGGATTATACAGGTGAATTGAAGGTTATCCTATTTAATCACGGGGGAGAAAAGTTCGAGATTAAACAGGGGGATCGAATCGCCCAACTCATTTTGGAAAAATGTGAAACACCTTCGATCGAAGAAGTCACTGATATTGAAGATACTGAACGCGGAACCCGCGGTTTTGGTTCTTCTGGATAATTAATTCGCAAATGCTACACCAGCCATACCATCCTTAATTCTCAGGATGTTATAGTTGACAGCGTATGCGCGGACAATCGTTCCATTACGTACATCGGTACCCTTCAGGTTTAATTTAGCATTGTCGATGCGTGAGAAGTTTAGCGACCCGGTTGGCTGGCTCCTGTTCATCGTAAGACAGAACGGCCATGTAAACGTAGACACCGTATTAAGGGAATCTTGTGCGAGTACGGAACAGTGCATCTCGGGTACGACTGTGTGATGGTACGTCGAAGACATGTCCTCAAATAAGGGTGTGCCGTTGATATACAGGGTAGATGTATCAAATGTCCAGTTTCCATTCCACACCCCACCGTCCGCTTCAGATGAAACGACGTGTAAAGCCTTGACGGGATGGTTGAAATAGGTGAGATCAACATCAACATCATCGGCAGACATGGGCTGGTACTGCACTTGAGTGATGAGAAGTTCGTGCTCGTGGTCAACGACCATTTGGCGCTCTTCGGTGTCGAGATAGACATATGTGGCATATACCTTAGGTGTACTCGCAGGGGCAAAACCAGATCGACACTTGATACGTAATTCAACTTGATGATATTGAAGCGACGTGAGAGGGAGCGACTTTGTCCAATCCTCGCTGAAAAAGAAGGGAATGACATAATGATTTCCCATTTGGGGGTTACTGTTGTTTCCTCCGCGTATATTTTGAGGAACTTCGTCAAGAGTTAAGCCACAAGAAGCTTTCGCTTGATCCTGTTTGTATAGAAGATTGTGTACACCCTGGATGTAAAGAGAATCGAGGCGAGTTACTTCCTGACCACCGATCCAAAGGGAAAATTCGGTGGTAGAAGAATCATCCGCGCTGAAGAATCCGGTCGGGTTTGTACCGGCGGCGGCTATATCACTCGCTTCCACCCAAATGTAACTAAGTAAATCACCTTTCGTGCTCAAAGGGATACTGACTTCATTACCTGGGCCGAACACCCCGATATAATCGAGGCGTTCTGGCTTGATAGCAAAATTTGTGTGACGTTTGTAGTTTTGATGAAAAAACGAAACCTGGGGGTCGCCAGTGATGTATACATCCTGAGCTCCTTTAGACACAAGTTCGGTCAACGCAGCAGACATTTATTAATAAACGATATTAAAATTTTAGCTCTATAACGAAGTATGGTGCAATTTCAGGTTCTCACCTGGGATGCTCGAGACGAAGATGATGATCATATCATACGTCTTTTTGGTAAGACAATGAAAGGTGAGTCCGTCTGTGTTACGACTAAGTTCATACCGTATTTTTACGTGAAAATACCCGGTACGATGACGCCTAATTCACTTATACGTTACGTAAAACGAACGTGTCCGGATATAATTGATATCGATGTTGTTGAAGCGAAGGATATGGAAGGGTTTCAAAATGGTGAGAAGAGTCACTTTCTTCAAATTCACTGCACCAACCTCATTTCTCGGCGCAATATAAGTAACCGATTACGAAAATTTATAACCGGTCTGTCTCAGAAATTAAAGGTCTTTGAAGCCAATCTTGATCCAGTACTGCGACTCATGCACCGTACTGGCATTCAATCTACGGGCTGGGTAGATACGGGTGGATCGTGTGAACCCGCGTTTTGTACTAAAGTCGACATAGACTTGCAATGTGAAGACTGGAGAAATCTAAAACCATTTGATACAACGGATATCGCCCCATTTGTTGTTGCGTCTCTCGATATTGAGTGTCACAGTTCCACTGGAAAATTTCCTGATCCATCGGTACCCGGAGACGCGTGTTTCCAAATTGCGATATCACTCACACGCTTCGGTGAAGACGAACCATACGATAAAACGTGTTTATGTTACAAGGATACCGATGACAATATTGATGGGTGTTCTATCGTAAGTTACAAGTCTGAGCGCGATCTCCTGATGGGATACAGTGAATATATTAATCGCCATGACATAGATGTCATAACTGGTTGGAATATATTTGGATTCGATTTAGAGTACATCATGGAACGTGGTATGCTGAACAATTGCCCTTTGGCTTTTTATAGAATGAGTAAACTGAGAGACTTTACTTGTACACTATCTCGTAAAAAACTTTCTTCTAGTGCGTTAGGTGATAATGAATTGAAACTTGTACCAATGCCAGGAAGATTTATTTTTGATTTATTTCATGAGGTTAAACGCGAATATAAATTAGATTCATATAAACTTAACAATGTTTCTCAGATTTATTTGGGAGACCAGAAGATTGACATGCCACCGAAAGAAATGTTTGCGCGTTTTGTAAGAGGAGATCCAACCGAATTACGCGAAGTTGCCGAGTATTGTATAAAGGATACACTATTACCGCATAGATTGATCGCCAAATTATCGACACTTATGAACTTATTGGAGATGGCTAAAGCCACTTGGGTACCACTAAGTTACTTGGTTGAAAGGGGTCAACAAATTAAGGTGTTTAGTCAACTGACCAAAAAGGCTCGGGAGATGGGATTCAAAGTCCCAACATACGAATATGGGCATGTGGATAATACCGGATACGTCGGCGCGACAGTCTTAGAAGCTCAATCAGGTGCTTATTATACACCAATTACTGCACTCGATTTTGAAGGGTTGTATCCTTCTATCATGATGGCGCACAACTTGTGTTATTCCACACTTGTTCGAGATAGTCGGTACGACAATATACCCGGGGTTGAATACGAACGGTTCGGTGAACATACATTTGCACAAAACGTACCCAGTATTTTACCGAGCATTTTGACGGAACTTAAACAGTTTAGAAAACAAGCGAAGAAAGACATGGCGAATTCCACGGGTGCGACTAAACAAATGTACAATGGTAAACAGCTCGCATATAAGATTTCGATGAACTCCGTGTACGGCTTTACAGGTGCGTCTAAGGGGATACTTCCTTGTGTTGCCATTGCTTCTACAACCACGATGAAAGGGCGTGACATGATCGACGAAACTAAAAAGTATGTTGAGACGAATTATCCCGGTTCATATGTTCGTTATGGTGACACCGATAGCGTGATGATTGAATTTGACGTGGGTTCTCGTACTGGTAAAGACGCCATAGAATACAGCTGGGAGCTAGGTGAAAAGGCTGCGGACGAATGTACTAAACTATTCAAAGCGCCCAATAATCTTGAATTGGAAAAGGTGTACTGTCCGTATTTTCTATATTCGAAAAAACGGTACGCAGCTAAACTTTGGACGAAGGGTAAGGACGGTGAGATGAATATGGATTACATCGATGTAAAGGGTCTACAGTTAGTTAGACGGGACAATACACCACACATGCGCGAGGTGTGTAAAGAACTTCTCGATGTCATTTTAGATAGTGCAGATACGGTCGAGCCCAAGGCGTTAGCCCGTAAACGGGCAGTTGAATTGCTCGAAGGTGACGTTCCCAACGAAAAACTCGTTTTGAGTCAAGGTCTTTCTGATTCGTATAAGGTGAAGGGTGAGAATGTATCTGTATTAAGTGATCATATAGTCGATATAAACCAGGCACATGTTCAAGTGGTGAGAAAAATGCGCGAACGGCAACCTGGATCAGAGCCACAATCGGGTGATCGCGTACCATATATATTAGTAAAAACCGGTGACGATAAATCTCGTGCATTCGAAAAATCAGAAGACCCTGTATATGCGAAAGAGCATAACTTAGATATTGATTACCCATACTATTTTTTGAATAAGTTTTTGAAACCCGTATGCGATCTTCTAGAACCTTTGTTTGAAAATGTGAAGGATGATATTTTTGGAGAATTGCTTCTTAGGGCTAAGCCGATAAAAAAAAAGAAAAAAAAAGACGACAACGATGGTTCGTCCAAACAAATGTTACTCAGTGATATATTTAAAAAAAAGGCTGTATGATAATATATGTCAGGTATTGTCGAACAGATTGCCGTTCTAATCAAAAAAGAAGCGCGTCGACAGAATGAGGAACGTGAAAAGGAAACGAAAGAATATATCCGTGATCAAGGTAAACAATTCAAAGAAAAGGTAGCACACGCCGTCCACGACTATAAAGAGCAAAATACTAAAACGATGCGAGAAACTGTTGAACGATATAGAGAACAGATTCAACATCTAAAGCGAGAACATAAGGCGGTCATCGCTAAACTACAAAAAGATAATCACATACATACATGTGAAATCGTCGAGAAGGTGTCTTCTATATATTCAATCCCAATGAAAAACGTGCGTCGCGATTTGGCACCTGAAAATGACACACATTGTCTAGGGGTGAGGAAGAATGGTAAATTGTGTGTAAATCGGGCTATCAGGGATGGGTATTGCTGTCTACACATAAACGACCCTCGTCCAGGCACTCCTATTATCATGCCAAATGGACCATTGCGTCATAATCATCCATTTCCATCTGGATTTGTTTCTGGATGTCCGGCATGTGAAAAATCTCAAACAAAGGAAGTTAGAGAAATAACTTCTATTATGTAATAATGAAGAATGAACAAGTCTGACATTCTATTATCATCTATCAACACGTTTTATACCGTACCAGAGAATAGAGCTACGCTTATCGAATTACTAAACAAAACGGGTGGTATTTCTCTCCGAAACCTGGAGTGGTTTATCACCAACTATTCGAAGAAGAACAACCTGTCATATGAGACTAATGATGGACGAATTTTTAGTGTTCATTGTGCCTATAAGTCGAGTTTAGATGGGTACAGTAAAAAGTTATTCGATCCTTTCTGTCGAGCGGATAAAATAACATACAAAGTTCCGGGTACACCTGACGAAATCCATACGACTGTAGCACAGTTGAACTTTATCAGGTGGTGTATTAAGAATAAGATTGTCGATTATATTCGAGTGCATCACACGGTGTTATTTAATAAGCAAGTGACATGAACCCTCCGCTAAATTTAAATGTCTGATATCCGACATAGTATAAGTGTAAAGTGTAAGTATCCGTCAACCCCGCTCTCAAATTTACTTCTAATAGTGTACGATCCGAATTCAACTTACTAAAATCCAGACTTCCCGATGGCTCCACATTAATAGGATTCATCGAGAAGGCATACGTGTAAATATTTCTATTAGGTCGTGATAACCTGCATTGGGTAGGGACGATGAATTTATAATAGTTGTGATCAGCGAGTGGTATATTTGGTAAATCCTGGCCATTCACATATATTTTTGCCGAATCTAGGACTGCTGTACTAAACTCGTTAAAGGGTGAATAAACGTCGGACTGTGAAAAGTTGAATCTGTTTAGGAATGCACTAGCTCGTATATTCGCTTCGGTTCCAATCACATTCTTATCTTCTAATGTAGTCTTTCTTAGAAACCAGTTCAATGTTTTTACTGGAATATTCGGGACGAGCTGTAGTTTAACCGAGTTTTCACCTACGACTGTTTCTACTGTTGGATGTTTTTTTACAATGTCTGTTATCAATCTCTGCTCTGTCGACATTAAAAATGTACGTTCTGGTTGAGATACAGTCAATTCTTCTGTTATTATATCGAACTCGTCTACTATAATATTCCTTGCGTTTATATTGTCACTCTGTAGATTATTTGTAAAAAACGCAATCGGGTGGAACTTTATTTCGAACTCAATTTTTTGCTTATGTATGGCACACGTTGGAAAATAAGGTCTATTTGGGGAATTTGAATCGTATTCATCACCTTCGTATTTACGAGAAAAAAACAATGGGATAGGAATCATCAACGTCGACTTAAACCTTGATAATGAAATATCGTTTAAATGTGATACATCATCCGCTTGATTACGATTTATCGTGTATCGCTTAGTACGCTTCTCTGAAGCGTCAAGATATAATTCATCGTAAATAACACCCCAATCGTCGTGATATTTATCCACTTCCAACTCATCAACTGTCATAGTTACGCTTTCTATGACATGACGTCCGAGTTGGTCTGCTATATTTGAAGATGAATTTACGGCTGGGAATGTCATATGTATATACATATTTGACAACAGGTCACCCATATTCTGTGGGTTTAATGAAACTTTCACGGTTTTACCGAAAGGCCACGTTGATAACCCGGTTTCCGAAGACGGTCTGGATATGGTTTTTCTCTTATGAAATTTTGTAAAGTTTGAATGCTGTTTCATATCATATTTAAAGAGGGAGTGTTCTGGATCAGTTCGTAAAAGATGTGTATCCTGTTGACCTATAGCATTTAAAGCTAAAATGGCCGCTTGATCAGGACCCTTTAAGTCCATGCTTATCTACTATCTATAAATTTTTAATATCATTTTCCCACATGGTCATGGGAGATACCAACTTCATAGCCTCAAGCTCAGCATGTGCCTGTTTTGACTGTGATAAGAGTTCCCTGACACTCTCATCCGTGTATTGTACAGTCTTAATGTTCAACAGATAGTCATACGTGTCACCGATTTTAGGAAACAATTCCGAGAGTTGGCGTTCGAGATCTTGTTTCTTACGTCTGAACACGACTATGTCTCCATTAATGACCATGGTCACGAATCGTGACTTGTACTCACACATTGTCGATTTGACTCCGAGTACCTTAAGAAGATACGCCTTGCGTCTAATGTAGTGCTCGCGTCGGAGTTTTACAAAATCCATGAGAATATCTTCAGGTGTTTGATATTTGTGGATACCTCGTGTGGGGTGGAACAGATGCATGTTCGATGTACGAATGACCTTTTGTAATTTAAGATCTTTGATGACATCTTTGCCGGTGTAATCTTGGATGAGGAAATCTACAGTCTCAGTTGTACTGTTATTCGTGAAACCGCTGATGACTTTCTTTTCAGCTAGAATATCCAAATGTTCTTTGTAATCCTGGGTCCAGCGCCCCGGGGGGAGTTCAGATACTTTAATTGTTCTTCCGACACTACTCCATATCCCCTGTGTGATCCAAGAATCGTCGTCTTGTTCGAAAACTTTTCCCTTGAAACCCCGGAACCAAGGTTTCATACGTTCAATGCTCTTTCCGTTGAGAATATTCATGATGTTTTTTTTGATATCCGCGGGATTGAACGGTGGCACATAGCAACTAAAACCGGTACCAATACCCTCTGTACCATTTACCAAAACCATGGGCATGGTGGGCATATAAAAGTCGGGTTCGATAGCCCGACCGTCATCGTCGAGGTAGTTGAGAATAGCATCATCCCTGGGGTCGAATAGAGTTCGAGCTTCGGGGGTCAATCGAGTGAAGATGTACCTCGTCTGAGACGCATCCTTACCACCCATGAGTCGTGTACCGAATTGACCACAGGGTTCTAGGAGATTAATGTTGTTCGAACCAGTGTAGTCATTCGCCAACTTCACAATTGTTTCTGCGAGGGACACTTCACCGTGGTGATAAGCACTCTTCTCGGCAACAAAAGCCGCCAATTGTGCCACCTTCATTTCTCCCGTGAGATTCTTCTGGAAACATGCGTACATGACTTTACGTTGTGAAGGTTTGAGTCCATCTGCTACGTGTGCGATAGAACGTTTGAGGTCAGCCAAAGAAAAGTTCACCAAGTCCTTGTGGACGAAGTCGGTGATGTCCAACTGTTTAACCCTTCCATACGACACTTCAAGTTGATTCGCATTTTTGGCGGTACTCTCGAGAAGCCACGTTTTTCTCGCGTCAGCCTTCTTCTTATCGAACGCGAGGACGATAGAGTCATCTGTCATCGTATCCACGTCAAACTTCACAGTCAGATCTTGAATCTTCTTGAAATATTCCCGAGCTTCCGCACTCGTCGAGGTACCCAGCCCCTTGTAGTACTTGATCCTCCACCCAGCCCTGCCATCACCATACCAGGTCCGAAACGCGGAGTCGGTATAGAACGACTTACTCTCAGGACCCTTCGTAGCCTTGATGATCGGTGTCACCATCGACACGACAAAGTTCAGTTTCAAAAGACTGGGCCAGAAGTAGTGAATCATGTTAAGGATGAGACCCTTAATGTGACTCCCATCATTATCAGCATCGGTCATGATCATGAGGCGGCCGTAGCGAAGTTCTGAAACACTCGTGTACTCCTTACCCTGTTGAAGTCCCAAAATCTTCTTGAGATCGTTGAACTCTTGGTTGGATGTCAGCTGCGCCACTGAAGAGTCTCGGACATTTTTACATTTACCCCGAAGTGGGAAAACACCGTAATGGTCGCGACCGACCACAGAAAGACCCGCGACAGCGAGTGTTTTCGCCGAATCACCCTCAGTCACAATAAGTGTACACTTGCCAGATTGAGCTGTACCAGCCTTGTTCGCATCATCCAATTTAGGGATACCCGTGATCTTAGACTTACGAGCTCCATCTGTCTTCTTGAGCTCTTTCATTTCCTTGAACTTTGAAAGTGCCGTGAGTTCATCAGCGATACCAGTCTTGAGCGCGTTCTTGACGAATGTTTTGGGTAGTTCAAACTTGCTCCCGAAATGTTGGGATTTGGTTGTACACTCGGATTTCACCTGACTGGAAAAGTTCGGGTTTTCGAGTGTCGCCTTTACAAATATCGTAAAAGCATTCTTCACCTGTTGGGGTTTCAGTTTAATCTTTTTCGCCATATCCTCAATGACACCGTTTGCGACAATGTTGGCCACATGATCGATATGGGTACCACCCTTCGTGGTACAGATACCGTTTACAAACGAAACCTGTTCCATACCATTTTCTGCTGGTCCGATACATACCGACCAACGGTCTCCCGACATGGATGCAACTTCTTGGACACCTTCGTGCATTTTGGCGTAGGCTTCGAAGTTTTGTTTAGGAAGAACGTCTCCGTTGAATTTCACTTTACAGTTCTGGGTCGTACAGATGTTCGCATCCCAGACTCTCTTTTGGAAAATCTTGTAGATGGTATCATCCATTTTGGTCATTCCAAACCTCTTCCACTCGGGGGTAAAGGTGATGGCCACGGATGACGTAGCACCCGAATGTTTTTTGATTTTTGGTGGGTCGCAGACAGTCATATTCTTCGACCAAGACTGCGTATAGGTCTGCTTCGTCTCGTGATCCTTGATGACTACAGAAAAATCACTCGAGTAAATGTTCGCCAACTTGGCACCATAGCCGTTGCGACCACCAACAATTCTTTTTTGTGTATCATCATAGTTGGTACTTGTGAGGAGGTGTCCAAAGACGAGTTCAGGGTTCCATATACCCTCCTTCTCGTGCATTTTTACAGAAATCCCGCCGAGTGGTCCATTATTCTCGATAGTCACAGAACCCATCTCCCTATCGATACTGACAGAGATGGAACTTACCTGCTTGGGATGGAGAGAGTTACGGTCGATGGCGTTGACGAGAATTTCATCGAAGATTTTCAAGAGGGCTGGGGAGTATTTCAGGTTCTTCTTTGTGAACTTTTGGCCATCGAGGATCCAGTAAGGTTCGGTTCCTAGATCAACTGGACCAACGTATGAGTCGGGTCTCTTGAGAATGTGTTCTATATGTGTGAGTTTTTGGACACTCTCCATATTTTCTTGATTTTATTACAACTTTTGTCTCTAACTTAAGTGGAGATCATCCTCCATGCTACATACTTTTGCCCACGTGATAAGGGTATCCATAAATTCGCGCACCTTGTCCGCGTCTAGATTTACATATGGTATGATCTTACTGTGGATAAACTTCAGTTCATCATTCACGGTATCGGGGTCAACTAAAAAGAACTCTCCGTTATTCGCCCTCAGATGATTGAAGCGCGCGTGCAAGTACATCTCAATCTTTTTTGTTATATATGAACAAACAGTTTTTTTACCATTTTTTTTATTTTTGAACTGAGTATTGAAGAGTGTGTGAACTTTAAATTTTTCATAAACACCTGAGTTTAGAATTCCTAGACGAGAATCGATCGAGGTACACATCCCAACTTTAATAAATTTTTCTTTGAAACATGTGTTGGTTAAAATATAAATAAATCCACAATCGGACGTGTCGTCGACTGTCTCTATATTTTCACAAGGTTCAGATTGTTTGAGATATTTCAAAGCTTGCACTTTCGATCTAAATCGTTTACCTTCCGGTGTGAAGTAATAATGATCAACTTGACCACGACTGGCACCACCTTTACGTTTGATACTCTCGATACGCCAATCCGATGGGAATTTGTATGCATGTTTGTTCATTTTACTTGGCTTATACCATTTTAAAATGTCGACTTAGGTTCGATTAGTCCTCGTTTGGTAGCTTCGCGTATAAGTCCGTCGAACCACTGTACAATTTCTTTCTCATTCTTGGATTTACTTTTGGGTAGAACGTTTCGACACTGACCAAGTTCCCTGGACCGTAGAGCTTCTAGAGGTGGTTTTGGTTTGTGTATAAAACAGGAATAACAAACGGGTTTGACTTTTAGACCGTTTCCTATAAACGAATAGAATTTCTCGTTATTGTATGTGAACATTGGGCGTACATTTTTATAATGTCGCACGAAGATCTTGTTAGCTTCTCCGCGTGTACGAATTTTTGGGTTTAACGGTACATTGCATACATTACACGTAGAGTACCACGATAGAATCATAATTATCAGTACCCTAAATGTAACTTAAGTGAATAATTTTATGTATAATTTCAAGCAATTAAAAATGACTACTTACGAAGAATCTATTCGATCAGCGCTCTTGGTGCGTAAGCAAGATACTGTCGACGATGCATGTGAGCATCTCGGTCGGAGTATTATGAAGATGAAACAGAGGTACCAACAGCACGAAGAGAAGAAACAATCACGAACACTTATTTTTCTTCAAGAGTTGCCAACACAAGTTCGTGAAAGTAAACATGTAAACAAAGTATGCCAGGCGCTTACATTGAAAGGGACTAGATGTACGTTTAAATGTGTAAACGGTTCTTTCTGTAAAAAGCATAGTTTGACTAAGAGTGAGAGTGTGCTAGGTAAAAAGCCGAATTTGAACATGTAATATTATTTTATTGCTATACTATAAATGCTAGACCAGGATACGTTAAAGCCTGTCATCATTTCGATGATCGTATATATGATTGTCGCTAAGATGATTCCCGAATTTATTAAAAAGCCCACGGGTGTTGCGTTCATAGATGATATTAACATGATGCTCATAGCTCAAAAGGGTTCGCTCACGTCAGGTGCTATCCTTACCGGACTCGTGATGTTCATCACCGGTTACGTTGAGAGTGAATTCCTCTAATACATTTTTCTTACCCACAAGTTTGCGCGTGAACGCGTGTTCCATCACACGAACATCATTTTTGTATGCGTGCCTCATGAAGTCCAAGAGTTGATCGAAGTTTGGTTTCCCCCATTTCATACCCTTTTTGAATAGGAAATCATCTTCGCTTAATTCCTGGATATCACACTCAATCGTATACGGTGTTTTGATATACTCAGGCGCACCACCATAATTCGTGATAATGACCGGTTTATCCCTGATTGCCGCTTCTATCGCACCCATCCCCACACCTTCAGAACTAGAAAAACTTACGTAACAGTCGCATTTCCAATGTAACTCATCCATCTCTGTATCTGAAAGTAACTCATTAATCACTTCTACACGTGGTAATTGTATATCTATATCCTTATTACACGTGGCTTTCACTAGCAGGCGTGTGTTCGGTTCATTTAACCGTACGAATGCCTGGAGAATATTCCTGAAGTTCTTACGCTGATCCATAGCATTTCCTATGAAATAGAATGTATATGGTCTAGGCTGTGGTGTCGGTATATGTGCGTGTAGGACCTTGAATGTGTTATTTGGAAATTGTTTAGAAAATACACGTTTACAGAATTCACTGGGGACCAGAACGGTCTTAAATTCATCCATGATCATCTGGTAATCTTCGTGCACTGTTTCGGTTTCACACACGGTCATACAGGCTAAGTTTTTCACACGGGTTCTGGCGTATTCTACATATTTCATATGCTGAACGATGGGTAAAATAAATATCAGACCATCTTTCTCTTCAGGTAAAGTCTCACCCACTTGATAATATGCAGCGCGTGGTGTGAATAGTTTGGTATATTTTATCGCATGTTGACCAATTCCCGATTTAAGAGATGACCCGATGAGTATCATTTAGTTTAAAGATAATATTTCCTTTATATATATTACTATGACTTCACTTCGTCAGGAAATCGAAGATGAGATTACCCGTGTTCGTCTTGATAAGACTAAACTGTACACGCTGCTCGGTAAGATGTTAGATCAGTGTGAGTTGGGTGGTGCGGGTGGTGCGGGGTCCGCTGGTCCCCCTGGCCCTGCCGGCCCTCCAGGTCCCACCGGTCCCGCCGGTCCCGCCGGCCCTCCAGGTCCTAAGGGTGATGCCCCAGTAGCTGCCACCCCTGCTAAGGCTGCTCCCAAGAAGGCTGCTCCTAAGAAGAAGGCCCTTCCAGGTGTTTAAAATGAATAGTTACTTCTGTCAATTACTAGTTAAATATGATCAAGATATCTAACTGGTAAAGGTTGCTTTGTATTCACACGTTGAAAATGTCATCGAGTTCATCGGGTACCTCGCCACAATCAAAATCCTCGCTATCGAGAATATCAACAACATCATCTAGTAGATCTAGAAACGAAACGAGTTCTTCGAGAACAATTCGACGATTGTTATCTTTCCATACTGAATTATCACGTCGCTTATGAATGGATGCCTGGATACGTTTATTTTTTCGGATTAATTGATCTACGTTCGTTTTTTTATTTTTCGAATACATACGACTCTGTTTGCGCTTATGAGATGAGGCGACAATGGGAGTAAACGTACAAGTACTAATCATGTTACTACATATACCTCGTATATCTTTATACATCATTACCATGCTCACGACGCCTCCCTTTCCTGGACTCGTTGATACACTATATCTAAGAAATCAGCCGGGCGTCTCGCTATTTTATCCGCTTCATCACGCGAAGCGGTTCCGTCATATTTCCCGCTCCACTGACCGGTATAACCCCCTTTCCCGTCACTGGATCGGCAATGAGCTGTCCGTCGACCCCCAGTTGTTCCCGCGCACCAATTAGAATAGTTACAACAAGCATTACCCGAGCATTTACCACCACCAGCCACAATACCACATCGATTACCACCACCGATACTGCGACACGCACTAGGAGCATTCCATTTGAAGCTTCCATTACTATATTTAGAATCTTTACAAAACTCTTCTAAAATTTCATCATCTACTTCTTTTGCGACGGACTTAATACGAATACGATCCGGATTCTCTTCACAGATAGAAGGTGCATCCTTTTTCAAACACATCTTAATGAAACACAACGGGTCCATGATATTACCACCACTACCGCATTGCATTTCCAATTCATACGCGTCATAGCCTGCGCATTCTTCATCCGTGGTATTTGTCGCACATTTTTCGTCGAGTTTCTTTTTCGCATCATACGCGCTATATCCCGCACAGAGGTCATCTTCGACTTCGTTCAGACAATATGCGTCGAGTTGGGGTTTACACATCGGATGTAACATATTTTCATCGTTCGAACAGAAATTCCATGGTTCTTTTATGTCGTTCGGATCACTGGTTTTCTGGTACAGGTTTCGATCCTTCCAGTACGGTATGAAGGTCGTGGACGTGACATTGGTCTTCTGCTT